ATGTGTTTCTCATCATATTACTTTTGATCCGCTGGATGTCCATCACCGTATCAGCTACAGACATGCCAAAAAAGTCATGTGCTTCGGGGTCCGGGCAGAACGCGCAAAACGGCGCCATATCGACCGGTTCGTTCATAATTACTTCGTTTGAGTTACCAACGGTGCAGATCTTACGCAGCTCTGCAATCCCGTCCTGATCGTAGTCAACGCGTATATACGATTCCACATACATAATCTTGCGCATCGCGTCGTCATGGCGCTGGTTCATCTCGTGATGTAGCGCCGGGTTGCGCGTCGTGCGCTCAATGTTCATTTCCATGTCATCGTGCACGCTGCCGATTGTCTCGAACTGCTCAGCGTCATAGCCCATCTGCACTAACTCAGAGATAGTGACGATGCGACGGTGGGCAACAAAGTCAGCCTCTTCTATGCTTTTTGCTTCACGGCTGATTAGGAATTCTTCTGGCGGTAGCGCTTCGATCTTAACGCGGCCATCCGGACGCGTGTACGTCGCTTGAACAGCATGAACTTGTGGCGGCATGACCATCTGCCCCATTTCATCTATGGTAGGCTCCCCAATGGTTTCTGACTGCAGGACGTTTACTTCTACGCCTTCTTCTGCTTGCAGAATAGCCAATGCCTGGTCATCTAAGCCAGTAAAATCGTGCGTCTCAAACTGGGTTTTATCGTCCCAGTATGCCTTGATAATACCGACCTTACGAATCAATGCATCCTGAAACGCAGCGTGCGTCACCAGGAAGCCGTTGTTGTCGCGATTTACGATGTAGTTAACATAATCTGTCGCCTGCTTCGCCGCGGCAACATCTTCCGGCCCTTGCGGTACATACTGCACCGTCTTCTCGTTGCCGTGAAAGATCCGCATAAGTGATGGCATGATCGCCTGTACGGTATCCCGTACGTCCATGCTGACAACTTGGCTGCGGCCTTCCTCTTCATCGCCAAAAGGCTCGCCCCGGTAATACTTGGTAGCCAACGAGCGGATCGGACTAACCCAATTGTCGACGTAATCGACCGCGTCATCGATTTCTTTGCCGACGATCCCTTGGAGTTCTATTTCGTCCATCGTCTCGAAAAAGTCTTCAAAGGACATATCCTGGGCCATTTTATTTTCCTTTTCTCTCCGCGTCTCGACGCTTCAATCCTTCAATATACCTACGAGGTATATCACGAATTACATCATCTTGTGGATAATCTTCGTAAACGTCGTAAGATGTCGTCTTCGTAAAGGCGTCTCTCACGCTCAACAAACGGGTCCAAACGACCCCGCGCAACCATGTAATCATCTAGCATTTCTCCTTCGCCTCGCACATACGATGTGGTGTCTGGATCTTTGACCATAAACACCAGGTCCGGCTTGCCCTCATTGTAATCCCTTGCGGCATCCATGAACGCATCTGTCGCCTCATCCCCGATGCTATCCCGCATAACATCTTCATCAAAGGGAATCCTCGAAACAGCTCTATAGCCATTCTTTCCATATAAGTCCGTTAAGAACGTGTCAAACGCGTTGAGAAAAACGCCGCCATTTGGCGCCGCCTCTGCAAGTGATTTTGACGCAAAACCTTTCATAGAGCTGTCCGCGTTCTTAACAAGTGAAACGATCTCACCTTCAGGCGTGATTGCAAAGCCAGCGTCGGCATTTGGACTAGCCATAAGCGTCATGCCCTCGTACTCTTCCGGCTCATACACGTCCACCTGCTTGCCAATCGGCCCCTGGCTGTCCTGCGCACGCTTCAAGATGTCTTGAAAGTATGTGCGCGTCTGAGGGCTTTGTGTTAGCTCCACTAGCTCCGGAGCCTGACGCGCTGCTCGATAGGCATGGCGGAGGCCGAAATAGTCTAAAGGCGCCAGTGCCAGGTCAATCATACCTTCAGGCTCACCGCTGGCAACTTTGGCTGCGCCGATACCTGTGCTGGTGACAGGCATTACGTTAGCCAGACCAATATTGTTCATGATCTTGTCTAATGTGCTCGTTGGATACCCAGCACCGTCACCAAGCTGGTTGCCGCCTAGCAAGCGATTTACTGACGTTTTAGGCACGCCGCTGTCGACTAAATAATCCTTTGCACGCTCAATAAATGTCACGTCACGGCTTGTAGCTGCTTCAGGGTTTTCTGACATCAAAGAGCCGTCGAGGTTCTGATACATAGGAAAACCAAGATAGTCGACGCCTATATACCCTGGGCGCAGGTAAGGAGGCAAATTTGGATTGTGTATAGCCTGCAAATAATCCATTACCGTGGCCCCCGCTCTCTCATCGCGCCCGAGGCAACCGGGATCGCAAACGGCGCAGACAGCACCGCGCGGTTCTTAATAAAGTCCATCAGCATGTCTTGCGGCTCGATACCGCGCTCTGCAGCGCGCCTATTGATCGCTCCGCGTAGTAGCTGCATAAATGTGCCTTGGCTCTCGTCAGCAAGCCCTGTGACGTCTCCTGCGCCCATCCACAGCGACGCCTGGAACTGTGCTGGCGTCATATTGAAACGTTTTGCCATAATCCCGGCCAACCGCTCTAGCTCTGCATACTCAGTGCCGCTCGGCGTGTCAGCCCACGCAGTCGGGATGCCTTGAAACACTGACGGGTCTTTTAGCTTACCATCTTTAAAGGCTCTTTTGAGGTTTACCTCGCGAACAGGCTTACCGTTCACGATACGCGTCGCGACGTAGTTCTTGATGTTTCGCGGTCCAATGGCGCGCGCGGCAACGTCGAAATTTTCAGCCGACAATTGCGCCTGCGCCGACAGGAAGTCTCCACCGCCGTCACCCATAGCTAAAATACGCATAAAATGCTTGTCTGCGGCGATATTTTTATCGTCGCCGAGCAAGTCATTGCCAAACCCCTTCACTTTCGGGTTAGCCTTCAGATAATCGTTCAACTCCGTCCCGCTCAAACCCTCTGGGATCTCAGGGTTCCAGCCTCCGGATTCATACGAAACAACGTTGCTCGCCTGGTTGCGCTGCATTTTGTGGCCGTACTGGTAGTTGTCGGGCATGTTAGGCACCCGGATGCCGAGCTTCTCTGCAACCGCCGCAGGCGTTCCGCCACCCTGCGCAACCGCCGTGCCGACACGCACACGATCTTCCGGGCTTAGCGCCATGTAAAACGACGCGTTACGAATGTTGGGCGGAACCTTAGACCCGGTAGACGTCGTACCAACAAGGCGACCAAAGTCACGCCAGCGCTTGTCACCTTCTTCAGCGCCGTGCACGCCGATAAACCAATCACGCAGCTCTTCGGTATTATACCAATCTGGGCCGTCTAAAGTCTCACCCTTTTTAACGTACTCAGTGATTTTCGCAACCAACGGGCTTGCTTCGTCCTCTAGCTGCGCTTGCAAGCGCGACATTCTTTCCGGCGTCTTGCGTGGCTCATATCGCTCGTAGCTCATCGTCCGGTTAGGCGCCGCACCGCGATACCGCGGATCAGATCCTGCGGGGCGCAAGAAGCTCTCCAGCGGATCGATGATCTCGTCAGCTGCTCCGCGCAGCGCGTTAAGAACAAGTTTACCTGCGTTGCTCATTTTCCGCCTCATCTAGATATTGTTGAATAATATACGGCAATGCGCCTGCCCCGGCAACTCCGGAGGACAGGTGCCGCAAGTGACGCATCTCCGGGTCAAAGCGTCCAAAGATACTGCGCATGTCCTCTGGCAACCCAACACGCACCCGAGATGGTACGCTTGCCGCCTTTTGAGCTTCAATGTCAGGTATTAACCTGCCATCCTTCTTAGAAAACGTTCCAAGCTGCTGCGATCCACGATCAATGATGTTCTGGAATTCTACGCTATCATAGCCACGAGGGGGAGAATAATCTAACGCCATATCGCGCAGCTGATTTGTCGCGAATGTTCTTGACGCTGAGTCAGGCTGTCCGCTCGGCGGAACAAGGCCAGCCTCAGCGACAGAGCTGTGCGGGATCAATCCGTACAAGTTACCTTTTGCGTCAATAACCGCGGGATTTCCAGGACGCGTTATAACAGGCGTTAGAACCGCGCCACCTTGGTACGCCACATTCGGCGGCTCTGGCCTGTACGCTGAATAAGTCGACCCGACGTAAGGGTTATCGCTGCTCCAAACATCACTAGGACGCTCCGCGTTCATCTCGCGCGGCGTTCCCCGGTAAAACACGTCCATATCGTAACCGAGATCCATTGCGCGCTGCATGCGGCTGTCAAAGTCCATGGGCAGCGGATAGTTCTGCGACAGGTACGCCTGGTCAGCTTTCTCCATCATCTCGTTGGTCACTTCGTTCGCGCGACCCTGCCGGCGCAGCTCCAGGATTTTGTCAGCCATCTCAATGCCAGGCTTACGCGC